GGAAGGTGGGATTATCTCCTCTGACGCCGGGGGGGATGGTTGAGGTTTGAAGTCCCTCACCAGCGAACGTGTTCGACGTGTGATAGAACTGCCTGCCTGCTGTAGGTGTGATGCCCACGCGGCAGTTCATGACGAAGAACCCATTGCCGGATGATCCCACGGAGAACTGATGCCTCGAGTATATCATTCGCTTAGTCGAGTAACCCTCATCATAAACGGGGTTGCACGGCATCGAGTCAACCTTTGAGAAAGGCTGAGCGCGAACGGTTACGAACTCGAGTAGGCAAGCGGCGTTTGGGCCACTCACCTGGGGTTTCGGTTCAACGTAGATTACCATCTTCTTCTCCTTTGGCTTGGTCTTGCGTTGCTTCTGTTGGCTTGAGTTAGTCTTCTTGCTCTTCTTAGTCAATGCCATCGTGGAAGGTCAAAAACAGTTTATACTCTTAATTTGGCTGCTTGGAGTTTGCCTCTGGATCCATTCAGAGGCTGAGCTTGCGCGCTCTTTTGGCCCGACGTTTCTTGATGTTTGCCGGAGTCGGCTCGAACGTCTCTTTGCCTTTCACGAATCCCTCGCCCTTCACCACATGATCGAGCTTAGGCTCGTCTCGCGGGAGTGGATTGACAATGGGTGTGCGCAGTAGCTGGGATAGGGAAGTGATCTTCGCCACGTTGGCCTCGGCTGTGTCCACATCAATGGGTTCACAGATAGCGGCCATCCAGTCTGCTCGTGATTGGGTGAACTTGCTCTCCGTCTTGGCTGCATACCTGGCGAAGGCTTCGGGTTGGATGGTCTTCACCTCCGGACGAAATGTGGCGTATTTCTTGCACCACGCGCCGAGTATCGGCGCTTCCGCGTCCGTGTGGAGGAAAGAGGCGACTTTGGCATCCATGTGCTCTAAGAGAGTTTTGAATGCCGGCGTCCGCCTTGCCACGTGAAGTTTTCTCAGTTGTCGGATTACATCGATACAAGAGTTGGGTTCGCCGTAAAGCGTAGACCAACTGAAGTAGCGTCCTAGGAAGTCAAAATAACCTCGCTCGGGTAGCACTTTCGTGTGTTCCAATTTCTGATAATATTCCGTAGCAACATCATCCAGCCACTTCTGCTCCATGTTTGGAGTGAAGCC